ACTAAAACATATGCTGATGGAACTGTCGAAACCTTGACTTACCCTTCTCGTTATGATTACTTTGTTGAAGTAGATGGTGAAGTTGTAAAACGCTCTAATAGTTTTGAAACAATAGAAGAATACTATGTAGATGAATGTGAAGATAATTGTGGATATACTCATGGAAGATTAATTGTAGGTAAGCATCAAGTAATAGGTGGTATTGCTACATTACAATCTGAATTTCCTAATGAATCAAATACTAAAGCAGAAATAAAAACATGGTACGATATTCGTAGTATTAGTTATAGTGATAGTGAAACTAAAGCAGAGTTACTATCTAGAATAGTAGAAAACTTTGGTGCAAAACATATAAAGAAATGACATTAGCAGAAATATATAATAAACAAAATAGTATACAAAAAGAAGAACAGTCCTCTTCTAAAAAAGAATTAGTTATACATATGCCAGAAGTAGCAATGCTTATTAAACATTTAGATTTACTATATACTAAAATGTTAATGCAAGATGAAAACAAAGAAGTAAGTTGGTTTAATAATGGTCAAGGAATTAAACAATCAGAAAGTATTAATTAAATGAAAAATCCTTTAGCAACATTTTATAGTTGGCAAGTTAGTTCAGGTGCATTAGATGGATGGACATCTTATCACATAGCAGCTGGATTATTTATAGCAAAAGTAGCACAATGGTTAGGTGCATCAGATTTATGGGCAGTCTTATGGGTATTAATCATAGGTATTGCATGGGAAATATTTGAAGTATATGTTGAAGGTACAGAGGAAACATATGGAACAAAACAAAGATGGGCAATTAATACTGCTTCAGATATATTTGTTGAAACAGCAGCCGCTTGGTGGATGGTAATATGAACGAAGATTGGACAGATTATCTTAAAATACTAGCATTCTTATTTATTGTTTTAGGTGGGTTAGTGTTTTTTGGAAGTTGTGATAGTGGTTGGAGTATAGCTGGTTATGAGGTATGAGTAATGCCAAACCTAAAACGGCAAGGTCGTATCGTGGAGCTATGGTCGATGACAACGCTATTATATCTATCAATATTAAGTGGCTTATTCAGTCAATTGTGGTTATCGCTGGACTTGTTTATTCGTACCTACAAGTTGAAAATAGAATTAAAGAACTTGAGCGAAGAGTGGAACTCGCTGACACTAACATTGAAGAACTTGTCAATAAACATATAGCAGAAGAAGAAGTAAAAATAAGTAAAATGCAAGAACAATTAGAATGGTACGAAACAGAATTAAATTTAAACCCTTTAAGTTGGGGAAAGAAAAAAAGAAAAAGAAAATAATCTTAACTGAAGATGACTTTCATCACAGCTATTTTATTAACAGGGAACTACGGAGAGTCCGATGAAAAAAATCCCATATTATTGCATATTTTGTAATAAACCAAAAGGGGAAATATATCTTGGAGTCTGCGAAAAATGTATTAACAAAGAAAAAGAGTAATAATGAATTTCATGGAGATTTACAGCGAAGCGGGTATGATAGGTGTCGTAGGGGCTTTATTAGTGTACTTAGTATACTCAATGAGCAAAAGAGGAAACGAGCAAGCCAACGCAATAGAAGAATTAAAGATAGAAAACAAGGGGCAGAGCGAAACTCTTGAAAATATGGAAGGAATGGTTATAAAATTAATAGATAGATGGAATAAGTCTGATGAAAAGTTAGATAGAAAATTTGATGACTTAACCAAAGAAATAAACGACTTAGATAATCAGGTGTCTGAAATCAAAGGAGTTATAAGCAGATTAAATGGAAAAAGCTAATGAAGTTAAATACTAATATATCACTTGAAAACATTGTAACTATAATAGCTTTAATTTGCTCTGTAACATTAGCATTTGGTTTTATGAAGTATGATGTTGATTTATTAAAAAAAGAATTAGAATTAAAAGCAGATAAAAGAGAAGTAATTGCTGATAGAAATTTAATAACTTACAAACTAGATGTAATGATGGAAGACATTGCAGAAATAAAACAAATACTAAAGGAGAATAAATAATGGAATGGTTATCATTAAGTAATTTTGCATACTTAGTTGCTATTTTAATTGGTGGTTATATGAGCGTTGTAGCAGTTAAGTGGAGACCTATCTTAAAAGAATTTAAAGATGTAGCTGAAAAATATAATGAAGCTATGAAAGATGGGAAGCTTACTGCAAAAGAAAAACAAGCAATTGCAAAAGAAAGCATGGATATCTTATCTGTAGCAATTAGAATGGTATGGAAATAATGGATAGTAAAAAATCTAAAGTTAAAAAAGTAAAACCTTCTATTGAAGAAAGTAGAATACAAGAAATAGAAGAATCTATTGCATACTTGCAAAATAAACTTGATAAAGTATTAGTAAGAATGGGATTATAAAATGGCTCGTAAACAAGGTAAAATGCCTGCTAAAAATAAAAAAAACTTCCGGTCCACTAAGTCTGGAGCTGGAATGACACGAGCAGGTGTAGCAGCTTATAGACGAATGAACCCAGGTTCTAAGTTAAAAACAGCAGTGACTGGTAAAGTAAAGCCTGGTAGTAAATCAGCAAAACGTAGAAAAAGTTATTGTAGTCGTTCTGCAGGTCAAATGAGAATGCATGGAATTAATTGTTCAAAGACTCCTGATAAGAGAATTTGCGCAGCTAGAAGACGTTGGAGGTGTTAAATGTCTAAGAAAGATGCTTGTTATTATAAAGTAAAAGCAAGGTATAAAGTATGGCCATCAGCATATGCTTCAGGTGCATTGAGTAAATGCAGAAAAGTTGGAGCAGCTAATTGGGGTAACTCAAAGAAAAAGTAATGGCTAAAGAAGGATTAAGAAAATGGTTCTCTCGCAATCAAGGTAAAGGTTGGGTAGATTGTAAAACTGGAAAACCATGTGGAAGACGTAAAGGTGAAAAACGAAAATCATACCCAGCGTGCAGACCTACAATGGCTCAATGTACTTCTGCAATGAAAAAGAAAACGAGCAGTAAACGAATAAGTTGGAAAAAATAATGTCTGATGTTATAGGATTAGCAGATGTATCTAGTAAAGATACAGGTCGTGGTAGTTTTTTAAAAACTGGAGGCATAAGGAGAAAAAATAATATGAAAAGGGCAAAATGCAAAGTAGGTCAAGTCTATGACCAAAAATTAAAAAAATGTAAAGCTGCTCCCAATAGGCAACAATCTGCTCGTAAAAGAGCTGAAGGTACACAAAAAGCTAGAAAATTTATGGGTGGAGCTAGTAAAACAAGAGCAATAGCGAAAAAAATAAAAGGAGGGTATTAATATGCCAAGTGCAGAAAAATGTAAAATGGGATGGAAAAAAATGGGATACAAAAGCATGAGTGATTGTATGTCATATGGTAAGAAAAAAGTTGGTGACTTAAACAAAGATGGTAAAATGTCATCTTATGAAAGTAAAAGGTCAGCTGCTATACAAAAAGCAATGAAAGGTAGAAAGTAATGCCAAGTAAAGCAAAGTGTAAAGCAGGTTGGAAAAAGATGGGTTATAAGTCTATGTCTGATTGTGAAAGTTATGGTAAGATGAAAATGACTCAAAAGCCAGATACTAGTGTTAAAGATGAGGGCTCTAAAAGAGGAACAGATAGAGCTAAAGCTGCTAACTATAGAATGAAAAAAAGATTAGCTAAACAGGCTAGTTCATATTAATGAAGATAAATGTAGATTTATTCGGAGACGATACAGGCTTCGGAGATACAGTCGGTAGAGCTATTAACGTAGTTACTAGAGGCAAAATAAAGGAGTGTGGAGGATGCAAGAAAAGAAAAGCATTGTTGAACAGGATGATACCTTACAGGAAATAGCAAGAGGTGGAGGTCGTATATCTGGTAAAGAAGGCGGTCTTAGATTAGACGTTTTTAAACACGATGAAATAGCATATGCTAATGGTACAGACTTTAGTACAGAAGATTGTGCTGTTTGCGAACTTCCAGAGACTGCTCAAAGATATATAGTAGAAGATATAGAATACGAAAATTCTAGAGGCAGATAGTGCCTAAAGAAGTTTTTAAAATTGAAGGTTTTCATGGAGGACTTAATAGTAATTCTGACCCTAGAGATATAAGACAAATAGAATCTCCTTCTATACAAGATGTTGCAATAGATTCTGTTGGCAAAATAAAAACATTAGGTAGTTTTGATAATGGAAATGTATTTCATTCTGGTACAACACCTTCCACTTTAGCTTCTACTCAAATAACTTTAGCATCTTCAGCTTCAGGAAGTGATGATTTTTATAATGGATATAGTATATTTATTACTACTGGACAAGGTATTGGTCAAGAAAGAAAAATAACTGATTATACTGGTAGTAGTAAATCATGTATAATTTCTCCAGCTTGGGATAGCCCTGCTCCTACTGGTGGAAGTGGATATGAAATAAGAGGTGATGGTAATGAAATAAGTATTCTTAAGAATAGAGGTTTATTTACTATGTCTAGTGATAGGCAACTAGATGGTGGTAGTGCAAATGAAACACTTATATTTTTACATGATAATGCTAATCATACAATAGATGTAAATGATAGTGAAGGATGGGATACTGCTCTTATTAATATGGGTGGTAGTTCTATTCCAATTTATTATACTGCTGATGGCGTTATAAGAGTATCAGATGCAAGTTTAACTCAAAATAGTCAATGGTTTGGATATATTAGTGATGAAAAATTTGATGGATTAAATGCAGACTCTGGAGCAATTGGATGGTATAATGCAGAACAATCATTAACAAGTCCAACATCAGGTAAATGTTTAATATCCACTCCAGAAATAGGAACTGATACAAATGGTATTAATTCTTCATCTTCAGAATATATAGGAAATGTAATAAATGATGGAAGCAGTCCTTATCAAGTAGTAAATCATAGTGCTGTTAATCTTAGAGTTGGTATTCAATTAAATGAAATACTTTTTGATTCAAATCATAGTGATTGGACACAAGATGAAAGATGCGCAGCTCAAGCAAATGATTCACCTATTCATTCATGCATAGGCACTAAAGTAACTAGAATGCAAGGTAATAATACTACTAAAACTACTAATTTTATAGTAAAAAATAGTTTAAGTTTTTCTTATGAAGAAAATAATTCACTTATAATTCCTATATTTATTACTTCTTCAGAAATAAACAAACTTATTAAATTTCAAATAGAATTAGGCAAAACAGATGGTAGTGGGAAAATAGGTGGTACATCACTTCAATTACCAGTATCAAGCTCAATTGGGATTGTTGATAAATCAGTATCATCTACTGGAATTAGATGGGAATTTGGAGCAGAAAAAATTAAACCAAATATGTGGAATTTTTTAGTTTGTTCTAGTGATAATATTTCTAACAATAGTGAATTATTTCCTATGTCTGATTGTGATTATATAATGATTACTATGAAAGATAGAGCTGTACTTTTAGCAGGCGGTTCAACTGATAAAATGGATTACTATATAAGTGGAATAGCTTTGGCAGATAGTCAATCTCTTAATGCATATACGCCTGGTACTTATACATTTCATCATACATACTTATATGATGAAGAAAATAAACAAGAATCATTACCATTTAAATTTAGTGATGTAAGTCCTTCTTCTAGTTTTACATTAACTGGTTCAATAAATGTAACAGGAGCTAATACGAATGTACCTGGTTCTGGTACAAAATTTTTAACAGAACTTGCGATTGGAGATGAAATTACAGTTAGTGGAGAAACAAGAATAATAAATACTATAACAGATGATACAACAGCAACTGTAACTGTTGCTTGGGGTAGTGATTTAGCTAATGATACGTCTCCAGATTGTAATCCAATTGGAGAATATGATAATGTTAATTCTATAAATATAGTAGGTTCATCTGTATTATTTAATTTTGATACATATATATGTAGTAATAATTCTTCACCTGCTTATGCATTTAATAAAAGAATAAGTGGTTCTAGATTATATTATAAAGTAGAAGAAAATGATAATTATTTTCTTATTGGAGAATTAGATTTTATTGAAAAAGGATTTAAATTTATACCAGAAGCAGATACTCTTTCTTATATAATAACTAATGCGACAGACAATACTGCTCCAATATTAAGTAAAATTGCTTTAATAAAAGAAATATCTCCAGATTCTGCTAATACAGTTGATACATTTAAAACAATAAATGGTTTTTCTACAGAAGTAAAATCATTAGATGCTAAATATAAAACTGCTGTAGTGCATGGTAGAAGAGTATATATAGGCAATATTAAAAGACCTGATGGTAAAACACATCCTGATAGAATTATTAAAAGTCAAGTAAATAGATTTGATACATTTCCAGAAGGAATGGGTTCAGTAGATGTAGTAATAAGAGACGGAGAAAATATTGTTAAGTTAGAAGCATACGCAGATAGAATACTTCAATTTAAAGAACATAGTTTATATATAATTAATGTTTCAGAGAGTGTAGATTTTTTAGAAGATACATTTAGAAATAAAGGATGCGCATTTAATTATCATGTTGTAAGAACAGATTTAGGAATTGCTTGGTTTAATGACCATGGTTGTTATTTATATGATGGGAAAAGTGTTATACATTTACTTGAAAAACAAGGAATTAGATTAATAAGTGAAGATGATTGGTCTTTATTTGTAAAAGATGGAACTGATGACCTAGATATGAGTAGTGCAATGATAGGATATGTTCCTAAGAAAAAACATTTAATAATTAAAAATGAAAACAATGATATATATCTATATGATTTTGTTTTACAATCATGGACAATTGGAAGTGGTAAAGTAACAGAATCAACAGCAATGACAAACTTTGCATTAGATGGAGACCAAAATTTATTTTATATTGATAATACAACAACTGTTAGAAATACTTGGCAATCATCTCCTCAATCTACTACTTCTTTAATATTTAAAAGCAAAGATATTGATTTTGGTCAATCTTCAATAAGAAAAAAAATATATAGAGTTAGAATAAATTATAAAGGAGATGCTGATAACTTAGTAGTTAAATATTCTGTTAATGGAGATACAGATTCTCCTTATGATTTTGAAGGAACAGATGCATCAACAGGTAAACCAACAGGCTCTACAGCTAGTAGCAGTAAACCATTACATGATAAAACAGATTTAACACAATGGTATCAAGCAGAATTAAAACCTGATGTTTCATCAGAAGCAAATAATATATATAGTTTTCAATTACATATGTCTGGTACAGTTGATAGTGATTTTGAAATAAATGATATATCAATAATATATAGATTAAAGAATGTTAAATAATGGGATTAACTAGAGAAGAAAGAAAATTATTACATCAAAAATCTAAACAACCTACTTTTGGAAATGGTAAACCAGATAATAAAGATGGCAATGAAGGAGATATATCTTTTAGAAAAGTAGAAGGTTCTGGAACTGTTGAATATGTAAAAACTAATGGTGAATGGGTAGCGGTAGCTTCTTCTGGTGAAATGCCAGTTGTAAGAATAATTGGTAGTACAAGAGGTGGAGGTTCTTCTTCATCAACTTCATCAGGAATAACTACAAGTTATGTTGGTAGCATAACTGGAGGAATTGGTATAGATAGTACAGGAGCTACTTCTGGTCAAAATATAAATCATACATTAAGTTTAAATTTAAATGAACTAACAGACACAGCTATAACAACTAGTGATTCTATTGTTTTTATAGATGCTGATGATAGTAATAATTCTAAAAAAGAATCTTTAGCAGATGTTGTTACTTTATTATCTGGTGATGGTGTTCAAAATAGTTCTAATAAATTTGCAGTAGATGTTAGTGATTTTGTAGGAACTGGATTAGAAGATGATGGCTCAGAAAATATAAGATTAGCAACTCAAGGAGATGGTATTAGTGGGGGCAATGGAAGTACATTAAATATAACTCCAACTCAAACTACTATTACATCTATATTTAATAATTCATTAAAAATAGGAAGAGCTACTGATGATGATTGGATTGACTTTGGTACTGATGATGCTATAAAAATTGGAGTTGATAATACAGAGAGATTAAGAATAGATACTTCTGGTGTAGATGTAACAGGAACATTAAATATAACTACAGATACTACTTTTGGTACTTATAGTAGTCCAAATTATAGTGATGGTATATTACAATCTGCTAATTTTGTTTCTGGATTTGCAGGTTCAGGTTGGAAACTAAATCCTACTAGTAATGACTTTACTCTTGAATTAGACAATATGTTTCTTAGAGGAACTCTTAGTGTATTTGAATTATTAATACAACAAATTAGAGCAACTAACGGAGCAGTATTTGTTACATCAGCTGCTAAAGTAGAATCTAGTAGTGGATTATCATCTAGTGATGATGATGGTACTATTACATTTGAAGACCCTAGTGGAAATAATATATGTCCTTTTTTAGAAAATGATATTATTATGATGCAACGAATAAATCCAGGCGCTTTAGTTGCTGGAGATGCAGCTGGTGGAGCTACTAATGTTATTAAAAAACTTGTTTATAAAGTTTCTTCTGTATCTAATAATGTTGCAACAGTTACAAATATTGGATATGATAATACAACATCGCCTGAGCCTGGAGATGACTTTGTAAGAATAGGTAATACTACTAATACAGATAGACAAGGATTATTATATTTAACATCTGATGATTCTAATGCTCCTTTTATGGATATTAAAGATGGTGTAGATAGTTATGCTAATTGGCATGGAGCAGATACTACAAAAGTAAGAATAGGTAAATTATCAGGAATAACAGACTCAGCAATTAATTCTGGAAATGCATTAAGTGGTTTTGGATTATATGGTGGCAATGTTTTTCTTAAAGGTGAAATAACAGCTAAGAGTGGGTTAATAGGTTCTAATGAAGAAGGTAAGCATGGATGGAAAATAGAAAACTCTAAAATTTATAATAATGGAGAAATTCAATATATTGATTTTGATGGTAGTGGAGATGGATTAAGTTTTGGAACTCAAGCTACTGATGGACCTCTTGCTATATCAAGTGCAACAGGAGTATCTATTGCATTTTGGATTAACTTTCCAACATTAGGCGTAATGGAACAAATATGGGCAAGCCATGATAATAATTCTGCATATATTGGATATTGGGTTCAAAAAAATGCAGATAATAAAATAATATTTAATTGGGGAAATGGAGGAGGAACAGGAAGTCAGCATAGAGAATCAAGGTTGTCAGATGAAGTATTAGTAGCTGATACTTGGTATTTTGTAGTTATAACAAGCACTTTTCACCAAAGTACAGTAGGGCAAACAAATATTTATGTAAATAATAGTGCTACTACAGTTTCAGAACCATCTGGGACTGGCAATATTTCAACACCTACTTATTCTGCTACTGGTTTAACAAGATTTGCTAAAGAAGAAACTGGAGGTGTAGATACAGAAGGTGAATATAAAATGAAAAACTTTGCTGTATGGAACACTAGGTTGGATGCAACTAATACAAATCCAGTTACAGCAATATATAATAATGGAGAATATTTACCATTAGGTGAAAATTATGGCAATTATACACAATCTTCAAATTTAAAACTTCATTGTGATTTTACTACTGGAAGCGCAAATGATTTAAGTGGTAATCATAGTTCTCCTAGTTTTGAAGGTGGAGCTTCTATAGTTAATCCATACAATAATAGTTTTATAGGATTAGTACAAGCAAGTGTAAGTAGCATAACTGAACTTGATTCTGATGGAGCTAGTATACCTATAAGTTCTTTCTTTGCAGGTGCTAGTAGTAATTCTGGTGCTAACGCAGCTATATCATTTGGAAGTGATGGTAAGATACGAGGTAATGGTATATATAGAAAAAATAACATTGATTATTTAATAACAGCTTCTAGAATATTTGGTAATGGTAGTGATGGAGCAGGGTCACTTAGTGGTAGTGTAGTATTAACTTCTGATAAATATTATACAACATTAACATTAGCAGCTAGTACACAAATACATAGTGCAGGATATAGAATATTTGTAAGAGACACTTTAATTCTTTCAGGTTCTGGAATAAAAATTTATAATAATGGATACACAGGTAATGCAGGAAGAGATGCTACGTCAGGAAGTGGAGGTATTACAGATGTGCATTCTGGAGCTACTGCTACAAGTAATAATGAAAATAGTTTTACTAATGGAACTGGAGCTGGGGCAAAAGGCGGTAGTTTATTAGGTGGAATTGTAGGAGGAAATGGAGGAGCTGGCGGTAATGGAGGAATTGAACATACCAATACAGATGCTACTGCTGGTAGCGCAGGAGCAAGTGTTACTGGCAAATCAAATTGTGTAAAAGTTTATACAACAAATACTGGGGCAAGAGGAGCTAGTGGAGGTACATCAGGTTCATCAACTGGAGGTGGTTCAAGTACAAGAGCTGGTGATGCAGCTACTGATGGAAATGTTAGTATAACAAATGCAGATTTAACATATATTATAGCAATGAAAGATTTTTTTACAACAGCAACTTCTATACCATCTTTAGTTCCTGCTAGCGGAGCAGTAGGTGGTGGTGGTGGAGGCGGTGGTGGTTACGGAGGTAACGAAACAAGAGGAGGCGGTGGCGGTTCTGGTGGATGCGCAGGTGGTTCAGGTGGTCATGTAATGCTTGTAGCAAGAGAAATAACTGGAACTTTATCACATTTAGAATTAGAAGCAAAAGGTGGAACTGGTGGAGCAGGTGGTGATGGATTAGACCCTCCTGATGTTACAGCTGCTACTGGAGGAGCAGGCGCAGGTGGCAATGGAGGCGATGGAGGATGTGTAGTATTAATAACAGGAACAGACCCTTCAGATATAGTAATAGATATTAGTGGTGGAAGTGGAGGTGCTAATGGTAGCGGTACTACTACAAACATTGGAACTCCACAAACAGGAGAATCGGGAACACAAATAATATGTCATGTATAAAATACAGATTGAAATACAATAATTTGTTTATTAAATTAAATAGTAAAAGTATATAGTAGATTATGGCAACAGCAGCACAAATAAAATCAGCAATTAGGTCTAAATCAGGAAGTGAAAGAAGAATAATGTCTTCGTTAGCAGATGTAAGTAGTTCTTTAATGTCTGCAAAAGAATCTTCTATGATGTTTGATTTAGAGCAACAAGAAAAAAGAACTATGTATGATACTCTATATTCTGGTATGGAATTAGGGCAAACAATTGTAGGTGGTATAGAACAAAAAAAAGAGATTGCACAAGGTGTAGAAAGATTTAAAGAAGCATTACCATCTGATTTAAAAAAAGATTTTAGAATGGAAAAAACAAGTTTGTCTGATGTATTAAAAGGTAAAAAAGGTTCTTTGACTTCTTATTTAACTGGTAAGCAAGAATACTTTATAGGAGATAAATCTTTAGGTAGTCAATATGATGTATCTGCTAGAGGTGATGAAATATTTTCAAAAAGAATGGCTAAGAATTTATTAGAAATGACAGAAGGTGAATCATTAATGGATAGACCTACTCCTACATTACAACCAATGCAAGCAGGTTATGGAACAATTAATATTAGTAATATAAATAAAATGAAACCATCCACTATGCAAGTAAACAGAGATGTAGAAAGATTTAAATATGGAGAAAAAGAAGAAAGCCAATTTGGAGATGTTAGATATGATAAAGATTTGCCTCCTGTACCACAAAATATTTTAGATTTATATAGTTAAGGATTAGTATGAGTTTATTAGCTACACTTAATTTTGCATTATCATCAGCTCAAGAATATGGTGCAACTACAGATGCAAGAGAACAAGGTAGAGCTCAAATGGGTTTTTATAAAGATGCTTTATCTTCTTTAGGGCAAGCAGAAGAATCATTAAATCAATCTCTTCAATCTAGTCTACAATTACCTACATTAGAAGCAAGGAGGTCCTCTGAAAAACTTTCTGAATCTGGACAAAGAGCATTAGAACAAACTAGAAAGTCTCAACAACAAATTAGTGAAGCATCTGGATTCGCAGGTCAATCTATGGATATGGATAGAATGAAAGATATAAGAAAAGGATTTACTACTAAAATGGAAGACTTAGATATATCGTTAGGTAAAAGTCTTGCAGATGTTTTATCTAACTTTGAACAACAAAGATTTGAAATGCAATCGCAAAGGCAACAATTAGAAATGCAAAAACGATTAGCAGGACAACAAGCAAATAAAAAATACTTTGGAATATTCGGATAACATATGTCTCAAGCATTACAATCATTAAACGCAATATTAAAATATAAACAAGAACGAGAACGTCAAAAGATAGATAAATCTTTAGCAATGCTTGATATGGGTAGAAGACTTCAACAACAAGAAAGAGAAGCTGCTTTTCAAGCTCAAACTATGGCGTTAAGAGATGCTCAAGAAAGAAGAACATCATCTCAACAATTATCTCAAATTACAAAAGATAAAGAAGAATTAGATAGAATAGGAAAACAAAATAAAAAACTTGATTTAGAAATAAAAGTATTAGAAGACAATATAAAAAGTGAGAGTTATACTAAAACTCAAAAAAATATTGAAAGAGAAAAAGAATTAGGTGTTTTAATAAAAGAATTTAATTTAGAAGAAGCAGTACGAACATCAAAAGAAAAAGCAAACGATGCTTTTAAAACAAATTTAGAAAGAGGGTATTATCAAGATTCAGAAAATCTTATAGATATGGTAAAAGATTCTGGTATTATTCCTGCCGTTGTTCTATCTAAAGTAGAAACTGCATTAAGTTCTTCTGATGCTTTTGATATTTCAGCAATACAAGAAGATATTAGAAATGCTACAAAAGGACAAGATAATGCACAATATATTAATAAAACATTCGGTGAGAATAGTAAGTTTGGAGATGCTTTAATTCTTTCTTTAAGTGAAAGTTTAAAAACTAAAAATACTGAATTAGGTATTCAAAATAATTCTTACTTTATGGAATCATTAGAAAACTTTTTTAATTCTGCAATAAATAATAGAGGAAATAAAGTAGGTACATTGCAATCTTTTGTAAATTTTCAAGGAGAGGGTTCAGATAAAATATGGTATCAATTAAATAGCCAAATAAAAGATTTACAAGATAATAAAAAATCTTTTGACAATATATTGCAAAGTGCTAGTTTACAACAATCTTTAAATAGAGTAGCAACTTCTAATGTAAATAAACAATTAAAAGCGGCTGCTGATTTAGTTGCAGAGCAAAAAGGATTAAATTTTGATTCTAGATATAGTATAGAACCAGAAGTAGAAAATGCATTATTAAAAGAAATAAATCCTAACACTGGTAAAAACTTTACAATAGAAGAAATAGAACAATACTATAGTCAATAATATGTCTACTAATGAAGAAATTAGAAAAGCTATAGAGAGAATAAGGCTACAACAAGAACAAAATTCTCAAAATGCATTTATAAATGCACATAATCTTAATGAAAAAAATGATGTTATTGAAAACGTCATGCCACTACAACCAAGAGAACCAGAAGGAAGTGCATTAGGAGCGCTTAAAGCTGTAGGTAAATCATTATATACTGGTGTTTATGGATTTGGAGAATCTGCTCTTCTTGGTGTTCCTAGTTTAGTAGAAGCAGCTACTGAAAGATATTTTGATGTAGATTACAAAGGTATTGGTTCAGAGGATTTAGCTTTAGAATTTCAACAAGAAAGTACAGCTGCTAAAATTACAGGAGGAGTAGGTACAGGATTAGGGTATTTATTTGGAGCTCCTATGAAATTAAGTTTAAGAGCTGCTACTGCATTAGGAATACCTAAAAAATTTATTAATTTATTTGGAAAGCAAACATTAAAAGGAGCTACTAAAAGAGCTTCTAAAGTAGAAGGTGTAAGTAAACTTTCTAAAAAACAAGTAAATGATTTTAATAATAAATTAAAAGGAGAGGCTAATAAGTTTTTATCTAAAAGTCAAAAAACAGATGAATTATTTAGAGAATCATTTAATAAAAATATAAATAGTTATATAGGAAGAGGTATAGGTTCTAATAGACTTACTAAAGAACAAGCAACTGTAATTAGAAATATGGCTGATGCAGTTAGTCAAAAAGGAGTTCCAATACATTCATTGCAAGATTTAGCAAGAGTTACATATGGAACAAATAGTACAATGGGTAGGATACTACCAGAATTAATATTAGATGCAACTGTATTTGCTGGTGCAGATGCAATGATTGAATTAACTGGTCAAGCAAAACAAAGAATTAAACAAGGTAAAAATGCTCTTAATTTACCTGATTATGATTGGAGTAAAGTTGGTTTTGAAATGGCTTATGGATTTGCAGCTGGAACTTCTATAAATGTATTAACAGCTCCATTTAAACCACTTGCTAAAATGTCTCAATCAAGGCAAGATTTTATATCAGGATTAAGAGGTTATTTAGGTAAAAATACTTATAAGAAAAGAAGTTTAACTTATTTAAGTAAAGAATTAGTAGAAATGGCTGAACATAATGCTATGAATGGAAAGCCAATAAGAATAGGAAATATAAGACTTAAACGAAAAGGCAATAAAGAACTTGCTTATAAAAATGTTGAAAGAGAATTACAAAGAGAATATGGTGATAATGCTAGAGAAGAATCAATAAAGTGGTTAATGAAATATAAAAAAGAATATTCTAAAGATTTTATAAAAGAGTCTGGTAAAGAAGCGTGGAGTAATTATAAAGCAATATTTCCTAGAATGTTAGCAGCTGGCGCAGCTATGGGAGGTACTCAATTACTTAGAACTAAATATGAACAAGGAGAAGATTTTGAATTTGACCCTACAGATTATGTTTCTTCAATATTAATAGGTGCTTTTACACAAAGAAGAGGTGTTGGTAAAGTTGATATTGGAGGTAGAATAGAAAAACTTAGAAATGGATTAGAAGAATTTGGCGTTCCAGTTCAAAATACTTCATTTGCAAATTCATTTTCAAAAGGTAATGAACGATTTGGTGTAGGTATAGTAAGAGATAATCCAGAATTAACATCGTATTTAAAAGAACAAAGAATAGTAAGTGATGATGATATTACTATTACTAATGATAAATTACCTGAAGGTGAACAAACATTTTTAGATTTAGAAACAGTGCCAGGTCAAGGAATAGACCCTACAAATGGTAAATTAGAAGCATTTTATGGATTACTAGATGAAGATTTTAAGTATATAAAAAGACCAGAACAAATATCTAAAAAACAAGCAGATGAAATTGAAAGAATATTAGATGCTCAAGGTTTTAAAACTGTTGAAGATATATTAAATGCACATGAAGATAGAGTTGTAGAGTCAACAAAAGGAATGGAACAATCTGTTGTTGGAGTATTAGAAGATATTAATAATGCTAACTTAGATGATTTTACTATTAGGTCTACAAATAGAGGATTAATAGTCGGTAGGGATTTTAAAGCATCAGAAGAATTATTAAAGAGAGCTCGTAATGGAGAGTTTGTAGAGTGGTTAAATAATAAAGAAGGATTAGAAGCAGAGCAAGAATTATTAGATATGTTTGATAGTTTAGAGATGGTTGCTGAAGTATCAAAGGGATTAGGTAGAGCAAAGACACATAAACAAACAGTTAATACAATTCAATCTAGTGAAAGTTTAAAAGCTATATATAATATAGTGAGAGATGCTGAAAGAGCAATTGATGGTTCTAATAAAAACTTTGATGGTAGAAGTAAATTTACATTTACAGATGTAGAATCATATATCATACCTATGATTAAAAATAAAGGGAATCAAACTACTAAAAGAGTAATGGAGATATTTGACCCTGAAAAAACAGATGATAGATTAGAAAGTTTATTAGTTGATGTTGGTATACTTCATGATAAAAAAATTATAAGTGACTTTTCTAAAATACAATCAACAGATGAAAACAAAGCATTAGAGTTAGGTAAGATACATGGTATTATTAGAGCAATGGGTAAGTATGAAATTACAGAAACTCCATCTCAAAATACAAAAATAGAACCTGATAGAGTACAAAGTTTAAAATATTATTTAGATGAATTAGGTTTTAATGTAGACACTTTTAATAAACCAAATTTACAATTTATGTATGAAATGGTTATTTCAGATATAAATAGAAAACGATTAAATAATTCAATAGTAAGTAATGCTGATGTTGATTTTATTATACAACAATCTGGCAATGAGTTATTTAGTAAGCCTGGCCTTATTGCAGATAAAGGTATAAGAGGATTTCAATTAGTAAAAGTACACATACCTAGCGACCCTGCTCTTGAAATTAGATATAATGAAAAATTAAGTAATTTAAATCAAGAATCAGAAGGGTTAGTTCAAGTAGTTGATGAACCTATTATTATAAAAAAAGCTACTGCTTTAAAATTAAAAGATATAATGGATTCTATTTATTCTGGAGAGACAAGAGTAGAACAAAATAATGCTTTAAATGTATTATTTGATGCAATGAGAAATACACCTGTAGACAATATTCGTAATAAAATAAAAGATTACTTTATACACTATGGTGTAGAAGCTCAAGGTAATGTTATGAGTATGCTTAAAAATCAAGGTGTGATTAAAAGAAATGCTGATGGTGAATTAGAAGTAAAAGCTAACAATGAAAACATATTACAATTTGAAGAAGGTCTAAGAGAGATAGGTAATTATGTAGATAAAAAAGGATTTTCTGATAAATTTGTAGAAAATCAACAACGTAAAAGAAAAGAAGAAGCATTAGAAAGATTATATAATAGTGATGCTAGTGATGTTATAAAGAATCCATCTTTAGGCATAGATAGTTTTTATAAAAGATATGATTTTAAAGCAATTAAAGATGATGGTAGTATAAAAATATCTGACTTTAAAAATCATGATTCAAAACAATTAACAGAACATTTTGATAGTGTTATTTTTGATAAAGATGATAATGGCAAATTAAAAATTACTCAAACATCAATTCAAAGAATGGCTAATTCTATTGTATCAAGAGGAGTAGACTTTAAAGATTTAAGCATAGAACAAAAGGGAAGAGTAATAGAAGATATTACTCAAGTTGTATTTGGTAAAAAAGATAAAGTTTCTGTAAATAAAATTAATTATGATGATGGTAATTTATTTTTCTCAGACCAAAAAGAATTAATGCAAAATAATCCTGTTAATAAATATTTAAATAATATTGGTATCGATTATTCTTTTTTTGATAATAATGTAATTATAAAAGAACATGACCAATCAGGAGTAATGGTAGAAAGAAAATATAATTTACTACAAACAGAAAATGTTCCTGATAATCTTAAAGCAAAAATATTAGCTATACGAAATCAAGTTTCAGAAAATATAGCAGGATTAACATTTGGTAAACATAAAGCTGGTATTAGTTTTAATTATAATCAAGGCAAAAGAGGTGATGTTGATATAATAACAGATGATTATGGTATCCCCCCTGATGAAATAGGAATTATAAAATTAGATATATTTGATGGTATGGATAGTATTGCTATTAGAACTGTTGATATGAGAAAGATAGTAGATGATTTTAATAGATTTTATGATGAACATTCTGGTAATGTAAGTGCTAATACTAAAAAAGTATTAGATGAATTAAAGAAAGATTTTGATAATACTGATGATAAAAACTTTTATAATGAAAAAAGTGTTGAGTTAGCTTCTAGATTTTTAATACTTGAAGTAGGGTTTAAAAGTAAAACAAATGATTTATTTTATAAAACATTAGATGCAACAGACCCTAAAGATGTAAGTGATGTTATAAAAAGAATTAAGTTAGTAACTACAAAAAACTTTGTAAGACCAACAGATATTTATTTAAAATCTTTATTACAAGCAAGAACAGCATTAACTACTAAAGGACAATTAGACAAACCATCACAATTAATTAAGAAAAGACTTAAAAAGAAATCTCATAATGTCGTTATTTGGGATGATGGTGGAGAATCTATGCGCCAAATAATTAAAGATTTAGAAGACGAGTTTCCAGAACAAATGCAAGGTTTTAAGTTAGATAATCTTGGTAATGCTCATGATGCAGTATCTGGTTTTGATAGTATATCTTATATATCTAGAGATGCAATGATGGAATATCATACCTATTTAGGGCATGACCCTAATTCTGTAAATCCGATAAAGCCTGTTATATCATCTCAAGGAGAAGGAAAAACATTATTATATGGTAAAACTTTATTAGTATATGAACCATCATTAGATGGATTTTTTAATACAAATAGAGATGTTGATATTTTAATTACTGGAACTGGTGGTAAAGTATATGATGGTGGTGATGAAACTATTATTAAAAATAAAAGATGGTTTGAATTATCTAATTATAAAATAGAAGAAAAAAATAATCTTATTAGAAAAATAGATATAGATGCATTAGGATTAAGACCAGAAAAAGATGCTGACTTATTATCAGCGGTAGAATCTCCAGCAGATTATAACTTTTATAATAATCGTGAAAGTGAAAAAGCATTTAATGAAATAAGTCCAGAGTTTTTTGATAACTTAGAGCAAATGAAAAACATAATAGCAGACCCTATTAAAATGAATGCTTTTATGCAACAGAAACTCATAGATGGAGATATACCAGAAGATGCATCAGAAGGAGCATTAGGTAATCTTAGTACATTAATGTATTATTTAAAATTAGAAAATGAAAATAATGTTTATGGAGACCCATCTGATTATAGTTTAAATCAAGTACAAAAATATTTAGCAAAAGAATATATAGATAATATATTTACAAATAGAAGAAGTATAACAAATAGAATAATAGGTGAGTCAGTTGAAGAATCTGGTCGATACGGAGGTCAAGCATATATAATACAATCTGTTAAAAGTCATATAGATGATAATTTAAAAACAAGATTACTTCCTACTTTATTTGATAATCAAAATAATATGGTTATGAGAGGTCAAATAATGTTACCTAATAAAGAAAGAGAAACTCCATTATCTAATTTACCAAATATAAAACAAATAAGAATTGTACAAAATGATAGAATACTTACTAAAGAACAATTTTTAAATGAATTAAAAGAAAATGAAATAATAAAAGAAGATGGATTTGATGTTGATAATCTTGATAGATTATTTAAAGAAGATGCTACAGTCGGAAGTACACATCAATTAATTAATGATATAGCAGATTTAACTGGGGTTAGATATGAACTAGCAATTGCAGCTAGAAGAAATCCTAGAACTAAACCTAATGACCTTACATTACTAGGGTTAAAAGGATTCTTAGATGAAAAACAAGGTTTAGCTGTAGAAATAAATAGTTTTGATATAGCAAATACATATGAGGGTGATTATGATGCAGATAAAGTAGATTACTTTTTTGCACATAGTGAGCATGTTTTTGACCATATAGATAGAGTGCAACCTTACTCTGTTCAATCATCAGACCCTAGTGAATATAGTCTTGGAGGAACATTTACATTTCAATTAAATGCAAAACAATCTAGTAAAGCAATGTTATCAAAAATGGGTAGTTCAATATCTTATAAACAAGCAATAGGTATAGCACAAAAAACTCAAAGAAGAATAAACTATTTACAAAATTTAGCAGATAGAACACATCTTTTAAATCCAGATACAAAAGACCAATGGGATTTACATACAGTTGTAAATGAAAAAACTGGTGAGATTGAAGGTCCTGAAATATTATATAAGTCTGGAGAAGATGAATTTGTTACAATAGATACTAAAGTTCTTGCATATTATCATAGAGCTGCTACAGAAGTTCAATATTTATTAGATGGAGATGGAAGATTAAATCCTAATATATCTTCTAATATATATGATTGGTCAGATGATTTTTTATTTCCAGAGTTTAAAAAATCTATTTCTCCAAAAGAAGTAAGAGCTCAAGATGTAAAAGATATTGTACTAAATGGTCAAAACGCTGAAGGTAAAAGAATAAGAATATTTCAAAAATTTAAATTAGACGCTGATGGTAAATATAGAGCAACAGGTAAGGTTAATAATGCAGATAAATTAATTGCTAGAGAGTTTTTAAATCAACAAAATAAATTAATTAATGCATTTGGAGATAGTCAATATGAAGCAGGCACTCCTAGAAGTTCTACATTTTATGATTTATATTTAGGTTCGAAAAAATTTAAATCGTTTCATAAAAATCTTTATTCTTCTTTAACTAGACAATTATTTCATAAAAGAAAAAAATATGGTTTAACAGGAAATGAACAAAAATATTTAGATAATTTATTAAATGAGAGTAACAATGCATTTGAACCTATATCTGATACGGCAACTTCAATATATGATGGAACAGGTGGTTCTTATTTAGATAGAATTGCTGTTAATATTGCCAAACAAGATTTAATGGAAGATGCAAAGCAGTATGAAATCGATAGTAATACAATGCTTGAAATGGATGAATGGTTTGATGATTTAGTTACTTATCCTTCTAGGCAACAAGATTATAATGGGGATGATAAAGGTAATCAAGATGCTGATTATGATACTATACCTACACAAGATTTAGATACATATGCTGGAGAAGTTGTAAGAGATACACAAGATTTTAATAAAAGAATAGCAACAATAAAAAGACTAGATAATAAAAAGAAATATTTATCAAAAAGTAGTTACTCCCCTAAATGGAAAAGACAAAAAATAAATGCTATTAATTATGTTATAGGTAGACTAAAAGAAGACTTTGAAAAAACATTTGCAAAAGATATTAAAAAAATAAATCCACAAAATTTAAAGTATAAAGAATATGTTCATGTAGAAGAAAGTAATTTAAAAAAATCTATTGTTCATGCTAATACTATGTACGCTATACTAAAACAAACTCCAGGCGCATTTCAATATGATAATTTTAATCAATTATTAACAAAAGAAGGTAGAGAAGATTTAAAAGCAATTAAAAACTTTAATCAACAAACATATGGTTCTAATACATTAATAGACCAAATACTTCCACATGGAGGTAAAAGTATAGTAACAGATAAAAAAATGTTAGATTTTGTAACAACTCATTCTACTAGTGTTTCTAATGTGTTTGAAATAAGACAAAAATTTATTATGGATAAAATAAGTGAGCATGGATTAGAATTTTTATATGCTTACATGGAACCTACTAGAAATAGAGATGCAATAGGTGTGTTTAATAATAGACCAATAGCAATACCATATAAAGAATCTAAAAGATACAGCCATGGTATTCAAATAATGGCAAGTATAGCATCTGGTAAAAAACAATTATCAAATGAAGTAACTATTAATGAAAATTTTAGAGCTCTTTTTCAAGAAGAATTAAAAGCTATGATAAAATCAAATAATTATTATAGTAACTTTTTTAATAAAGATGTTCTTATGAGAAGTAGAAGTGATGCTCAATTAGATAAATTAGGTATTATGCCTTTTGATACTAATATGCAAAATAGACTTAAAAATAATTTAGAGTTTGGTTGGTTAAATGAAATGCTACCTTCAAATGTTTATTCAACAATAAATAAATCTGTTATGTCATTATACAGAGAAGTAGCAGAAGCAATGCCAGATAAACAAAGTGATGATTATACTAATTTTATTACTAAATTAAATGATATAGATGAATACGCTTATAGAAAAGACTATATTAATCCATTAAAGTATATGGATATGAGATTATCTTTAGATAGAGATTTTATGGAACTTGCTAAAAAAGATATATTTAATCAGGAAGGTGAAGATGGATTACCTGAAAATTTAAAAAACAATCCTATGTATAGACAATACAAAGCATTTAAGTTTCAACCTAAACTTGTAAAATCATCTAATAAATTAATAGGAATGTTAGCATCTGTAAATGAAGTTGAAGCATCATTAAGCACTGGTGCTAGACAAAATCCTATGAAAGATAGTGGCATAGAAACAATAAGAACACTTAAAGAGATACAACAATGTCCTTAGATTGTAATTCAATAAAAAATAAAAAATCCAAACAATTAATAGATGGTATTGAATCTTGGGTTAATAAAGAAAAAGTAGGTAAAAATATACAAGCTCCTTATGAAGCAGCTATATCAATGTTTGAAGCAATGTTTCAAATGCCAATAGAAGCATCTGTATTACTTACACAAAAACAAGGTAGTAATCTTGGACTAACAGCAGGTAGCACAAAAGCATATTTAGATGCTTTAGATAAGTATGCTGATAGAGTTTCTAAAGGCAAATTAAATGCATTTAATGGATTTGAAGGCTTTATGACTGGTACTTGGTTATCTAAGAATGACCCTGTACTATTTGAAACATTAAAAAATATTCGTGGAATAATGGAGAGTGATAATAAAAGAAGAAATTCTTTAGATACTTCATTTGGAAATGTTTTAAAAAAAATTAGAGCAGCTGGTGAATTAAGTGGTGGTAAATATACAGAAAAAGATATTAAGAAATCATTAGTAAGACATAGAAATTTAGAATTAGAATACACAAAAGCATTAGATTCTGGAGATAATATAAAAATAGAAGATGCTAAAAGTAAATTAACAGATTTTGAATCTAAAGGTCCTGTAAAAAGATTTGTAGATTTTATAAAAATAGTAGAAGATTTAATGCCAGATGCTATTCAAGCAAAATATAATGATGAAGTTGCATTAGCAGAATCAGGATTAAACTCTAAAGAAACTAGAGCAGCTAAAAAAAGAGTAAAAGAATACGATAGTGGAGAAAAATTAGTTAGAATAGATAGTAAAGAATATTATTCATATTTAGAAAGAGCTGGTATTCCTGAACCATTATGGGGAGCAGTAAAAGATTATAATGAAATGATGACTGATTCTTATAAAGATTTACGCAATGGTATTAAAAAAGTTGTTGAGTCTACAGTTAAAAGAATAGAAGGAAGACCTGAATTTAGAGGTACAGCTAAATCATTAGAAAATTTACAAAAGAAACTTATATCAGAATTAATGCCTAAATATAAAGAAGATGGTTATTTTCCTCATTTTGTTAGAGATTTAAATGCTACTATGATGGATGGATTAATGAAGAATATAGATGATTTAAATACTGCTGACTTAGATTTAGTACGAGAGAAAAAAAGTATAGACGACATTATAGATGATATGAATTTTTGGATTACCAATCATGCTAAAACAAGAAGTAGAGATGGTGATTATGAATATAGTAAAAATTTTGTTGATGTAGTTAATACATATTTACATAATGTTAATAGTTTTAATACAACAGCATTTTTAAATGATTCTTATATGAATGCCTTAAATCATGCTAGAAAAACATATACTAAAGACTCTGATTATTCTAATAAAATATTGTCTATGATAAATAGTATACATGGTTCTGTTAAAGGTAATACTAGAGAGCAAGGTTCTTTAGATTTAATAAAGAGAACACTATTAGCATATCAATTTACAAATAAATTAGGATTTAGTTTTAGGTCAGCAGCTAGAAATGCTACTCAAATATTAATGAATCTTCCTACTTTTACTTTTTCTGGTGTAAGAGAAGCAAATAAATTTCTTAAACAAAATAATGTATTAAGTAAGTTTAATTTAGAGAATGAATTAAAAGAAGCTAACTTATTAATGAATGAAGCATCAGAAGCAGCTATAGAATCTGAAATTAAAGTAGAAAAAAAATCTCCATATAAGATAAGAAAGATGGATGAAAATGGTAAGATAATTTATACAGATGAAGAAAACTTTGCTTATAAAGGATTAAAAATATTTTCTAGAGGTATGAGTAAATTAGCACAAAAAAGTTCTGGTATGCATAGAGGTATAGAAAATGCAAATAGAAAATTAACTGCTAAGATAGCATTTGGTTCTATATATAAAGCAATGGATGAGAATCCACAATTTGTAAAATTTTTAGAATCTAAAGTAGATACTGAAGGTAGTATTGAATCACAAAAAAGAAAGTACGCTCAAGCATATGCTAAGAATATGGTAATACTTAACCATTTTGATTATGCTTCTTATGCTAAAGCAAAAAATTTAAGAGAAGGTATAGGTCAATTTGTATTTCAATTTCAACATTATGCTATGGAATTTATTGAAAGAAACTATGCAATAGCTAAAGAAGCTAAAGGTGATTATGATGTAAGAAAAGAAGCTGATAGTTATTCTGAATGGTTTGCAGATGCTAGAGGTGTACATAAAGTAATGAATATGTTTAATGCTTATTTTGTAGCACCTGCTTTAATAAGTTATCTTACAGGATTAAATCAAACTCTTGTTGAACATACAGGAAAAGAATTTTTAGAAGATTTATGGACACTATTTACTACTGACTTTGATGACCAAGAATCAATAAAAAAATTAAATAGAAATTTTTATGGTAAAGGAATTGTTGGTTCTAAGTTAGGTCCTACATTTGGTACTTTATTAGACATAGCAGTAGCATCAGAACTAGTAAATGCAGATGAAGACTATTTAAATAATTTAATACTTAATACTGGTGATTTTACAAACGATGATAATACAGATGTAGCTATAAGAAATATTAAATTCTATAATCAATTTGCTGGTAGACTTGCAGATAGATATATACCTATGATAGTTAAAAATCCATATTCTTGGTCAACTGCAGCATTTCAAGAATTAACTCTTTATCCTAGAAAGAAAAGTGAACAATCATTTATGAGAGATGTATTACCACCTTTAATGAAAGAGTACCCTACTTCAATGCCTTTTAATAGTGAAATACGTTCTTATTATTTTGATAGATTAAAAAAGAAAACTAAAAAGAAAAAGCATAGTGGAATGTCAATAGGTATGCAAAATGCTTTAAGAGAATTGGAACGAGCAGGTAAGAGATAGTACCTGCCCATTCCTTCAGCAAGGAGAAACTAAGCCGAAATTCTTTCTTTTTTAGTTGCTTGTAATATTCCTACTAAACAATCAGTAGCAATAGAAAATTGTTTTAGTATTTTTATTAATGTATCAATATCTCCTTTTTTAGTTGCTACATTAATAGCCATTTTTATATTATTCATAGTATCTATGTATGAATTAAAGTCTTCTTTATGTTCTTCTAATATCATTTGTCTCTCCTTTTTAATTTAGTTAATGCATTAATTTTATCTTTTAGATTCATATTATCTAATGCAGTTTTTAAAACTCCAAACATTCCTATAAGTACAGCATCAGCAGTATGTAGTGTTACTTTCTTTTTCAGTAAGTCTTGTTTATCAATTACTCTTTGTGCAATTATTTTTATTTCTTTTTTCCTACTTACTTTATCTTTTGGTAACTCTAATGACTTCATCCATACTTGTGGAGCAATGAACTTTGTTTCTATCTTATTAGCTGCTAGCAGACCTTGCCAAATCCCATAGTTAGTACCGAATTTAAATGCACTGCTACGAGCATCCGTTGGGAATGCATGTACTTGCTCAATGTATGCTGTAATTGGTGTTGTGGTTTCCCATGTCATTCTATATGGTTCTAATATTTCTGCCATTTCTTCTATAGTTTTTGGGCATTTATACATTTCAATTATTGTATCACCATTTACAAATACAATTCCTCCACTACGACCTGGGTCTATTCCTATAGTAATCATTAGAAGTCTTTCCTTTCTGTATACTTATGTCTTGTAGTATATGTTTTCTTCTTGTAATTACCAGACCATTTTGTAGGAGTGTACTTATTTCCTATTATCTCACCATCAAAAACTTTAATAAATTTATCAATCACTTTACTTTTAACAATACTATTATTTTTATATTGCTTACATCCTTTATTAAATGTGTCATCAGGTATTATCTTTGGACTGCTACCATTAACAAGTTTAAACCAATAACAGGTTCTATCGTGTTCGTAGTAGCAGCCATTACAAGATTTATTTTGAATCATCTTTCGCTAGTTTATCATTCATGTAGAATTTACAACGATTACCATTAAATCCAACTTGATGTGTACCTATTCTACCATATCTGCTTTTAGCTACAATGATTTCACTTTTGTGTTGGTCATACCTTTCGCTATCAAAGTTATGTCCATAGAATACAAACATAGCAGATTCTGCTGTTTGTTCAATCACACCACTTTCTGCATAATCACTCATTCTAGGTCTAGGGTCAATACGTTTCTCAATCTCTCTGTTAAGTTGAGATACTAAGATAACACTACAATCTTCAGACTTAGAAATCCATTTGTATTCTTGCATAATCTTTTCAATCTCGAATCGTCTACCTTCTTTAATACCATCTACTTGAATCAATTGTATGTAATCATCAATAACAACGTCTGGTTTATGTTTAGATATTTCTCTTAGACAATCATCTAAACTTCGTATGTTATCATACATTGTTAGATTTCTGTACTTTTCTTTCATAAAATCAGATGTTATTTCAAATTGTTCTTTACTATCATCATCAAGTTCATTTCTACGAACATGGCCATATTCAAGACCTTTACTCTCCATAACTACCATCTTCTTAAGCATTTCTGTGTTAGACATCTCACGATTAAATAGCATTACATTGTATCCCTGATAGATAAGACCACGAATAATATTAATAATAAGTGTAGTCTTACCATGGCCAGGTCTACCTCCAATAACAGTAATCTCTTTACGAGTCATACCACCTGCGAATGAATCAAGATGTGCTAGGTTAAATGGTATTAGATTAGAATCTTCTTCCATTACTTTCTTCATATCTTCAATCAATACATTCATATCTATTTGCTTAGACGGTTGTATGTTCTTTAGTTCTTGAATAAGTTTGTTATGCTCACTCAATATTTCTTTTACACTACCATTATTATCGTAACTAGCATCTACAAGTTTAGTTGCTGACTTTGCAGTTTCTCTTTGTATGTATTTTTGCCATACTATCTTTGCATAGTTTTCTACATTAGCTTTACTAGGTGCAAAATCAGTAAGTCCAGTCATGAAATATGCAAGTTGTTTACCACTCATTTCTTGTACTTTTTCCGATAAAGTAATAAAGTCTATATCTATTTGGTCTCTGTACAATTCTTTAAATGCAATCCAAACATCTTTACAATCATTATTGTAGAATGCTTCATTACTTCTTACCCAAGCCATAGCAATTTCTTGTTCTCTTGCATCACCTTGAAGTATGCATCCAAGCAAAGCTTTTTCTGCATCTTCTGAATGTGGTAATACTTTTATCTCTTTTATCTCTTCGTTCATTAATCCTCCTTAAATATATTTATTTGTTGTGTTGGTTCATAATTTATTATGACATATTCTTTTCTACCTTTTTGTCTAGCTTCATCTGTTGCTCCTACATATTTCCAATCAAGAGTTCTACAATCAAAGTCCTGATATAAATCAGCAACTTCTTCTCTGTAATCATAACTTACCATAAAGTATCCACCATTATCATGAATGTTTTGCACACATTCTCGTAATCTTACATGGTCTTCCATATCAAAACTATGATTATAATATGAGCCTTTCTCTGTTGCTACAATATATGGAGGGTCTAGATACCAGAAATCACCTTTTCTAGGATTATACCTATCAATGAGTTCTTCAAAGTCTAAGTTCTCTATTGTTGCACCACCTAAAAATTTTCTTGAATATGTCAATTCAGCTTCCCAGTCTTTATTCATATCTTTATTCATAGAGAATGGAGTATGAATTAGTTTATTAAAACTATATCGTATACAATACAGATACTTAGCAGCTTGTAATGGGTCAGGTATCTCGAATGTATGATTTTCATCTCTTATCTCTCCCTTGAAATTTAAGAATAAATCACGACTTTTGGGAATCCAAAATAAATTATCTATTAGTTCTTTTCTTTTTAAGATAACACTCATGTAAAGATTTACAATGTTCTTATCTTTATCATTAAGTACGTTCCATTTTGCTTTGGCCTTCCTAAAGAACATAGAAAGACCGCCTGCAAACACTTCTATATACCTCTCATGAGGGGGCAAAAGTGGGATAAGTTTTTTACTCATCTCATATTTACCCCCATAATAAGGAAGTACAATCGGGCAATCGTACCAATCTAAACTAGGCACTAGCTATTCGTACCTTTGCCATCTTACATATTTTAGCATAGATTCTTGCTTCTAGCTTGTGTGTAGCTTCTGCTTTTCTATCCATACCATGAGTTGCTACATTAGTTGCTACATTCAACAGGTCCCATAAGTTATTAGGATTCTCTGCGATTAGTAGATTAGTAATGTAGTCTGATGATTGCAATGGAAACATCTTAAGTATATCAACAATATGTGATTGCTGAACTTTAGTACCATGAATAACAGGAAATTCATCTTTCATAATTCGTTTTGTTTTCTTAATAGTTTCTTCAATCACACCTTCAATGTCTTGTAAATCCATGTTTTGTATGATGTGTTTGTTTTTGTATTTATCAGCAACAACACCAATTACCAATCCATTTGTGCATACTAGTCTGAATGCTCCTGCTAGAACATTTAATCCAACAGTTCCATCATAACTATTTGACCAGACTATTTCTGGTGTACATATATCACCATTACTAATAGTAATCTTATGCTTATCAAACTCATACTTTACAATACTTCTTGCTCCGTTACCAAAAGTTTGAACTTCTTTTAGCTTACCACCTTCTTTTGTAATAACATTGTCAGACTTTTCTATAATCATAGAGTTATCAATAAGTTTGTAATTATTTGTCATGCAAGATAAGACATCTCCAGTATCTTCTCTTACAATAAACTTATATCCAGTATCTTTAGTATCTCTGTGTGGAAGTTTGCTAGTTATTCTAGCTGGTACTTCTTTAACAGGAAACATTATGTCTTGTATATTTGCTTTCATTATTTCTCTCCTACTTTTATTATCGGTGGAACTCCACCAATTCTTTTACGTTCTAGTTCTTTTATTGCTTCGTTATCTTGTCCTAATGTTTGTAATATCTTTTTAAGATAAGGAAAACCTTTACCTTGGTTATGATGTCCACCTTGATAGTATTGCTCAATACCATAGTCTACAATCTTATCATCTATATTTTTTATACCTACAAGAAACTTCCAATATTCTGTTCTGTTTTGTGATGGTATCAAATCATTAATAAGTGTTGCTATGTGATTGATTTTATTTCTAGTATACTTAGTTCTTACTCTAAGCATCTCGGACATTTCTTTACCCATTTTATTACCTCTGCTATTGAGGTCAAATCCACACTCAGGACATTTGCTAAACCTACTTGTTCTATAGGTCATTGATTCTTTTCTCCTTATATGCTCGTGCTTGCTCGTCTTGTATCTTACGTTCTAATAATTTTTCTTTTTCATTCCATATTGATATTAATATTTCAGACACTTCTTTAGCTCTGTGTCCATCATCTCCTACTGATACATTGACTGCAAACTTTATCTCTTCTAATGAAAAACATTTTTCCATTCTCTCTCCTTTTTTATTTTGTTATTCTTGTTCTTTTATTTCTTTTATCTATACAATAAGTTATCCACCATCCATTACCATGTTCATTTAATAACTTGTCTCTTTCTTGTAAATATTCTTTTTCATTTTTAAATCTAAAACCTCTTGGTCTTAATCTATCGTAATAATTTGTCATTCTACTACCTGCACTTCTGTTTTTAATCCCCATCGTTGTTCTCCCGCATAAAAAGGGTCTTTTGATTTATGACTAGTTACATATACACTAACTGAACTTGGGGTTTTACTTAATACTATTGCTTGTGTTTCTGAATTATATACTTGTATTAACTGTCCGTCTTCAACATCTTTTAAGTATATTGCTCCCTTTG